GTGTTGTTACCGCCAGTAGTGCCGCTATACAAAGCCTGATAGCCAACGGCGGTGTTGTTAGATGCGGTGGTGTTAGCACGGAGCGCCTCTCGTCCAACTGCCGTGTTGTTTGAGCCAGTTGTATTTAAGAACAGCGCGGCATATCCAGTTGCAGAATTGTCTGAACCGGTGGTATTTGTAAATAAAGCAAGAGAGCCAATGCCTGAATTTTGCGCTCCGGTCGTATTTGCTACCAAAGCCGACCTGCCTAAAGCAGTATTGTCGCTGCCACTTGTATTCGCCGCCAAAGCACTCGGACCCACCGCAGTGTTGGTAGCCACAGCACCTGCGCCACGGCCTACGGTGATGCCTTGGATCGTTGCACCCGGCACGACTGACAGCAGGCTGCTTGTCAGACGCATGCGCTCAGTGTTGTTCTGGTAGAACACCACCGGGACGTTGGTTCCCGAGCCGACATATGTGCCGGTTCCGTTTGTGCCGAAGTAAGAAGTGTTGGCACCAGCCGTCGATGTGAAGTACGATGCAGATGCGCTGGTAACGGTGAGCTGGTTGCTTCCGCCTTCGGTATATGCCAGATTGCTGCTGGTAGCAGTCGTGGTGGTCGAGTCGGCGTAGAGCAAACCATTTGCAGTAAACGCTGCTGCGCCAGCAGCAAGGCCGGTACCTGCGCCAAGCACATAGACTGCCCGCTCAGCAGGCTGGGTGACAAACACATCCTTGGTGCCCGCGCCAAACGAAACAAGTGCGTCACTGTTGCTGGAAGATAAAACGGTCGTGCGGGCCAGTGTGCTGCCAGAAGAAGTGTAGGTGCCAAGACCCACTTCCCACGCACCCGTTGCCGCATCGACAATGGTGTAGTACGTGGTGTTTGCGTTGCCGATACCCGTACTGAAGCCCTGAAAGCCTGAGACCGGGCCAGCCAGAGAGATCGTGCCCGTGCCCGTGGTGGTGGTAGTCTCCCGTACGCGATCCGCCAATACCAAGGCCATATTAATCTCCAGAAATCAACAGCGTCTCATCAATCCAGCGCTCTTGCGTAGAACCGTCAGCGTCTACCCACTCGATCAGGCAATACACATTGCCATCCTCGTCCATGCGCAGAGCCTTGACCGGGCCCTGTGGGACCACGGTCTTGACCTTAACAACATCACCTTTTTTAAACATCGTGGCCATGATCTGGCTCCTTATGCTGCGTCAAGGCTGAAGCTGTACGTGACCGTCACCGTGTCGTTGGCAACAACGGAACGATCCCCAGGAGCAGAGAAATCCACAGCCGAGAACAGTGTGCCCGTGTTGCCGGGCACCTTAACGTTGCTGCTGGTCAGGAACGCCCCGCCCACAGTTGTGGTTGCGTTGATGGTGTACACAGCCGGAGAGCCCGAGTTGCTAATTACTGAGGGGTCAGCCGTGGTGGCCGTGCCAAACACCGCCTGCGGGCGAGTTGCTTGGCTGTAATCTGTAACCTCAGTCCAGCCTCCGTGCGAGGCCATCGTGTCACCAGCAGCGGGGTTGTTAGTTCCCGAGGCACCATACAAACCCAGATACCACGTTGCCGTGTAGCTAGAGCCCGAGAAGTACTTGGTGTTCATGTCTTGCAAGCCGACATTGACCACGAGGTTGTGCTCCTTGGCCTCCCACTTCAGGTTGCCCTGAGCGTCATGGCACTGTACATGGAACACGCCGCCTGCTTTGGCAGCGGCTTGAGGGGCTGCATTAACGGATGCAGCAGCGATGGCGGTGTCCGTGGATTTTGCTTTGTCGTTCAACATGGTTGCTCCTTAAACGAGACGGATGAGTGCGGATGTGCTGGTGTTTGCAGGCATCTGCACAGTGAAAGTGTTGGCCGAGGTCTTGTCGGAGCCGAAGTCCAACACACAGACGGCCCCGTCGGCACCGGGCGTGTAGATCAGCGCTCCACGAGCCGTGATAACGCCTGTCCATGCGGGGGATGAGAAGCTGATGTATGTGGTGCTGCCTGCGCCCACAACCACACTGGAGATCGTTGCCGTGACGGGCAGGCCCGTGGGGCTGTAGTTACCACCCGTGGCCTCACCAATTGCCGTGTACGCGGTTGTTGTCGAGTCCAGCGTTGCTGAGTTGGTGTACAGCGCCAAGTAGAACGTGTCCGTGGCAAAGTTGATCGTGCCGTTGACAAGGCCCGAGCGCAGCGTGTTGCAGGAGTAGTTGCCGGTAAAGGCCATCACTGCACCCCGTTATTCTGCGGCAAAGGCGCGACACGCGCCTGCCCGCTGCGGTACGCATCGCTGCGCTCCAGCCCGTCGCCCAGACGTTTAGCCTGCATGAGCGCTTCTTTGTACTTGCCGTCGTACAGCGCCATCATGTCTTGCTCACCCTTCATAAAGGTGTACGCCTCCACCAACGAGCCGTAGAGCAGCACGGTGTCGAAGTTGTCACCCAGCCATGTATTGTTGGCCGTGACAATTGATGCTGGATAGAAGAAGTAGTGCAGCTCAACTTGGTAGTTGAGGTCCGGGGTTGGCCCCAGAATAAAAGACAACTCCGTGCTAGCACTGAATGTGGGGCCGAACAGCGCGTAGTACTTGGGAGTGCCTGTATCTGTTGGCGTGGGGTACGCCTGCCGGATAAAATTTACATCCTTGTTGAGCAGGTACTCGTACGCGCCTGTGGTATCAACCACCGCAATTGAGTACACCGACAAAAAGTCATCCGGGCACGACAGATACTTGTTGTTGGGTGTGAAATTGCCCGTGACGTTTTTGCGCAGTGATGGGAACTGGACCGTGTTGTAGATGCGCTGCTCCGCCTGTTTGACGAAGACGGGGATATTCGCCACGAACTCTTGCTCGTAGTTCTGGGTGTAATCCTGAATCGCAGCAGACAACGCGGCGTAGTTCATGCCATCGGGCCTCTAGCCGTCACGCCTTTAGTGGCCGCGCCAGTGCCACGGATTTTGATGCCGCTGGTCTTCATGGGCGGGTAGTCTTGACTGCGGGTGTTGGCCACAGCCACATTGGCTTTACGCATGGTTGTCTTAGCGGGCTCCTCGCCCACCACAACCGACGCTACTTTTGTAGGTTGTTTGTACGTGGCCATATCAAGCTCCTTTGCGACCGGGCGACTTTTGATTTGCCACCTTGGCCAGATTGCGACCCATCTTCAGCATGTCGCTGTTGGTTTTGCCGCCAGCCTTCATTTTGGTCAGGGGCTTGCCGGGGTGCAGTGCTTTCTCGTGCGTATGTACTGCTTTCTTTGCGTCCATCATGATCGACTCCTTATGTCGTTGCAATTGTTACTGTACCAAGGTTCACGGTCAAAACCAAATTATTTGGGGTGAGCGCCGCGTCAAAGAAGCTCGATCCCCCCACTGGGCTCCACCCCCACTGAAACACCCGGCTACCGCCCGTGGCCGTGCCGTCCTCGTCTGGGTCTGTGCCGCTGTTCGGAGCAATCTGCAACCCGCTGTTACCGCCCAGTTGGTACGTTGTGTCGGGCCTTGGGTTGCGCACAGCCTGTGGGTCTTCAACCGGGTACATGCCAAGCTGCAACTGCGGATGGTCGGGGTCCCAACAAACGGTGCACACCAGCATGTTCACGTTCTTGGTCTTGAGCGTGTAAGTCTTCAGCTCCTTGAGCTTGAACCGAAAGCCGCAGCGATCACACTGCGCAATCGCAAACTTGCCAGACGAAAAACGATTGGGCATTAGAACCCCCCGGCGATGTACTGTCTGCGCGGCACAAACCGCACTGCCGCCTTCTCATGGTCTTCCTGCGATGCCAAGTCCCAAGCCTCGTCATACTGCTGTTTGAGGATTGGCAGCCGCTCCATCGCCCCTGGCACCTTGAGCGCCATGTAGTACGACAGCCCTGCCACCATGCAGGGAATAAACCGGAACGGCACATCCATGACGTTGACGCCGCCTCCTGCGTCCTGCACACGGCGCATACGCCAGTACACAAACTGGTATGTGGGGTTGCCCACAGTGCCTTGATCTGGCGTGGGCCACACTGTGACCCGAGGCGTGTTGTTGATGTAGACCGCAGTGCCCACGGTGGGGCTAGTCTGGCTGGTACCATTTTGCGCCCGGAACACCCCACCGAGCTGCGTTGCGCTGTTGATCCAGCCGTAGTAAATGGTCTCAGTGCCGATGTTCAGGTAGCCCAACGTGGGCAGGTTTGCTGTGGATGACAGCGTGATGGTCTGAGCACCAGTGTCAGCACTTTGAAATGTGTAACCCGTGGGAGACACTTGGCCGTCCAACCGCTGCACCCAGAGCTGGATCGGACGGGCCTGCGTTAGCTTGTTGGGGATCGTGGCGTACGTAGAAACACTGATACGTGTGATCGTTAGATCGGCCTGTGTATTAGCTGCGTTAGGCTGCGTACGGATAACGTGCTCAATCAGATCAACTGTATTGTCTGGCAGGGCGTATGTATTCTGGCCCTGAACAAGAGTGATCTCACCCTGCTCCATCGTCCACATATTGATACCGCGATTGGCCCAGTCTGCAAACATAATGTTCAAACTACGACGAGCAGTACGCAAGTCATAGCCAGTGCGCAGCTCACCACCGGCGCGTTCAAACGCCTCCTCGACCAATTCGTCGAGTTGGAGATTAAAACCTGATGCGCCAGAAGTGGTTGCCATTATCTAAATCCTGCAGTTTTCTTCGCAATTGTTTTTGGTTGCGCTACGAATTGTTTTCCGGCTTTTTTGCCAGCACGTTTCGCACGCGTTGTTGCAGCATACTCACTTGGACTGAGACTTTTAATCGCAGCAGAAGGAAGGTATCTTTCACCTGTGTCAGAAGATTTTTTACCACTTTTGGTTCTCCATTTTTGGTCGCCCCAATCCTTCAATGACTTTTGAGGCGCTTTCAATCTCGGTAACCCCCGCCAGCCGCCTTGTACTTCTTGGCAACTAGCTGAGCTTTGCGGGCTGACCACTGACCTGCGCCAGTCCCCTGCGTTGCTGCTGACTTTACTTGAGACACAATCCTCTTGCGAAGACTAGGCTTTGTGTAATTACCAGCCGCATTCACTTTACCGCCTTCGGCGTATTGCGTGAAGTCAGTATCGTCCCGACGAGCCTTACGCTTGCCTTTGGGCATTTTACTGGGGGAGATGGCTCCCATTCCACGGCTGGCTATCATACAAACCTGCCTTTGGTTTTACCTTTAGTGGCAATACCATCAGCACGGCGGGAAGCTGAAGACGCTTTAGAAGTCATGCCACCGGAAGCCATCTTTTTGACTTTGCCTCCACGCTTCATGGCTGATGCACCGGCATTTAATTCTTCATCTCGTGGCTTAGATCCACCACTACCACCAGCAAATTGGCCTTGATCCCCGTATCCGGGAACGGCGTACTCACCTTCTTCAGAACGTTTTACTAGTTCACGTTTTGCAAGTGTGGAATCAAAACCACGTACTGGAATTTCAGCCGTCTTCGCTAATTCCCGCGCGTCGGCCACATCATACATAGGGTCGTCAGCCCTACCGCTTCTGTTATCAGCATATACACGTTTACGGAGCATATCGTTATAGGCATCCGCTGCCGCTACCTGCGCTGGGTCGTAACTAGCTCCCGAAACCCGAAATGCATCCGAGCTACGAGTAACTCGTGGCGGTAAAGATAATTTTGTAGCCATAGTTACACCATCTTTCCACGGGTTTTACCCCGTTGAGCAATGCCGTCGGCGCGGCGGGAAGCGGTTACACCACCGGAGGCCATCTTTGTAACAGGCTTCATACCTGCGGGTTTACCCGCCTTAGAGAACGACATGAACCTAGCAGTCATACCGCCTTTTTTCATATTCGCTTCGTCTTTACCAGAATAGGCTTTACGTTCTTTATCCTCGGCTTCAGTTTCACGCCGATAGTTATCAACTTCTTCTTCATCTAGACGAGCCTTAGCATCTTTAGACAGCTCAACTTTATCACGGCGGTATGAAGAAAATGAACATGGGCGGCAAGTCCTGCTAAGGAAACATCATGCCAATGACACCAGCAGCAGCTAAAAAGTACAAGCCCCGGCGCACGCCCGGGTCTCAAGACGAAGTTATCTATCCTGAAACTCGTGCAAAAATGCAAGAGGCTAAAGCAGAAGCTGCAGACCGTAAAGCCGCTGCAGATAATGAAGCCGCTTATGACCTATCTTCACGTGTAAGTATGGGTGATTTGTACGAGAAAAAGGCTAAGGGCGGGTCAGTTGGCTCAGCTTCCAAGCGAGCAGACGGCATTGCCTCACGTGGCAAAACTAACTGCAAAATGTATTAAGGGGCAATCATGGCTACAAGATGGGACAACCTACCCGGGCTCAAAGACGACGTAGTTGCTCGTGACCGCGAAGATACTGCTAAGGCTAAAAAGGGCCGTGAAGTAGATTCTTCTAAGCTCAGTGGCGGCGCTAAAGACGCCGTTCGTGAAGCTGGCAAACGTGCTGAAAACCGCAAGGTTGGACGCCGTGGTGCTGGTGTAGCTGCGTTTGAAATTGGCTACGGAGTTGGCCGTGCAATTGACGAAAAGACTGGTCTTGGTAAGAAGATGGTTGACAAGTCTGGCTTTGGTAGCGCCGCTGAAAAAGCAGCTAGCCGACGCGATAAAGTTGAGCTAACTAAGAGCGCCAAAGAACGCCTACAAGACGAAGAAATCGATCAGATACGCCGAGACACTGACGCATCAGAAAAAGCCCGTAGAGAGTATTCTGGTCGCTATGAGGACGGTACTCGCCTTCCCGATGAAGAATCTTATAAAGGCGATGGCATGAAGCGCGGTGGCCGTGTTAAAAAGATGGCTTCCGGTGGTATGACAGCGTCCAAACGCGCAGACGGTATTGCCACAAAAGGCAAGACTAACTGCAAAATATACTGAGGTGAAATCATGATGGCATCCCGTGGTATGGGGGACATAAACCCTAGCAAAATGCCAAAGGGAAAGCGTAAAGCTCGCCGGGATGACACTGACTTCACACAGTACGCTGATGGTGGTAAAGTAAACGCTGCTGGCAATTACACAAAACCTAGTCTTCGCAAGAGAATTGTGTCCCAAGTAAAAGCCGCAGCAACCCAAGGAACTGGCGCAGGTCAGTGGTCAGCGCGTAAAGCGCAGCTTGTTGCCAAGAAGTACAAGGCGGCTGGCGGGGGTTATCGAGATTGAAAGCCCCTCAGCAATCCCTCAAGGCTTGGGGCGACCAGAAATGGAGAACCAAAAGTGGTAAACCGTCTAGTAAAACAGGTGAGCGATACCTTCCAGAAGCTGCGATCAAATCTCTCAGCCCTGCGGAATACGCTGCGACTACCAAAGCCAAAAGAGCCGGTAAAAAAGCCGGAAAACAATTCGTAGCGCAACCTAAAACGATTGCAAAGAAAACGGCAGGATTTAGATGACTACTTCAGGAACCGCAGCGTTTAATCTTGACCTCAATGAATTGGTTGAGGAAGCGTTCGAACGCGCCGGTTCAGAGTTGCGCACGGGCTACGATTTGCGTACAGCCCGCAGGTCATTGAATCTATTGTTTGCTGATTGGGCAAACCGTGGTGTCAACATGTGGACGTTTGAGCAGGGCACAATTGTCCTGACTCCGGGTTTAAACACCTACGCGCTACCCACAGACACAGG